TTTTGTGAGTGTCGTTGGCAAAAGTGTCGATAATCGTGAACTGATTACCAGGGATTTCAATGCGAACAAAGTCGGTCATGTAGTAAATAGGACGACCTTCTTGCTGCGTTTTGAATTCGTGCAACACCTCTTTGGAATAGAACCGAACTGCTGGCAGTATTGAACCGCCCAAATCTGAATCAAGCATTTTCTTCCTCAAGTGGTTGAGTTATGAAAAACATCACCGCTGTGTCTTGTGTGCTTTCCCAGCGGGCGGTGTAGCCAAGGGACACGAATAAATCACGCCACCAACTGGCATCTTGCACCGTAAGGTGCAAAGGATGGCCAATCAATGCGCCCATTGTATCGGTGACGGTCGAGATCTGAAAAAACACTTGCGGCGCTGCAGTCATGATGTTATGAATCACAGCGCTGATTTGCTCTGGCGGGATGTGTTCCATCACATCGGTGCAAAAACCGTAGTCGGCACGATGCGGGATTGGTTGAGTCAAGTCGGCCACGGCAAAGCGCAATTTGTCGCTTAGTTTGGCCCTAACGCGCTCGTCAAGGCAGTTGTCGGCAAAGTCCAGCATCAGTACATGGCAATTATGCGCGTCATGTATGCGCATTGCACCTCGTCCCGTGCCTGCGCCAAAGTCAATGACGGTGCTGGATGCGGTGGGCAGCGTAGCAAGGCAAAACAGGTCAGCAACGCCTTCGCCAGGCGCTGCGTTGCGGTAAGCATCAATTGACCACATGGCTTTGTACTTGTCTTGCTCGTCTATAGGCTCAGGCGCAATGGCCGATGCCTTGCTTGTCCACGGCAGCAAGCCGTCGCCTCGAATGGTGATCGTGCAGCCTAGGTCAATCAGGCTGTCTGAGAGCTGCGGAAACAGCTCGGCTTGCTTGGCCATAGCCAGAGTGGTCTGAAACTGTTTTCCTGCGACTGTGGCCACGCAATCAACGCGCTGGGGGTCGTTTTGACTGTACGCATGGCAATGGCCGTTGCGGTAGCTTGAATCGTAGCCATACAGGTGCAGCAAGCGATAGCCCATTGCATAGGCCACAACCATCCCAGACAAGCCCACGGTAGTGCCGCCGCCGATCAGCGTGTGTGCGGGTGGATTGGCAGGCAGGCAAGCGTCAAAGCGTGCCATGTCTTGCGGATACTCTTGATGCCACAGCAGGGCGTCGGGGCAGGCATCAAACAGGCTCGGGTGGCATTGACTGGCAAGCAGATACTGCTTGGCATAACCCAGCATGGACAAATTGATTTCGCGGGCGTCTACGATGATGCAGTAATCGGCTTCAATGTCGTGTTGCGCGAGCCAGCGGGCTGCGCCATTGAGCGCAAAAATGGTCTGGCCGTGTTGCTTGCGGGCGCGGATTTCGTCAACCCAGTCGGCCACGCTTGGGCCACCGCCAACGATGACGGCAAAGCCGTCGTGAGCATCAGCGGAAAAAAGCCAATCATTAGATCGGTGGCTGTTGAACTTGATCTGTTCAAACAGTATGTCGTCGGATGTGTTGCAAGTCGTTTCGATGTTCATGCTGTAGGCATTTAAATTGAAAAATGCCTCCAAAGCTGTAAGCCTGGAGGCATGGCCAAGAGCGCAAAAACCGATTAGGTCACGCGGCCTTGGAGGTGAGGACGGTTCAGAATAAGCTGCACCGTGGTCGTTGCCGACGCAGTTGAGTTGGCCGTGCGTGCGCCAAGAATCTGTTTGCCAGAAGCTGAGGTGCCCACTTTGCCAATTGAGCTAACGCCAATGGCCACGTTGTTGGCCAAGCCAACAGCAGACTTGGCAACAACAGCCACGCCTTCAATCTGATACCAAGACCAGTTAGAAGACGAGGTGTTTGCGGTCATCGAGATGGCCACAGGCGAGCCAAGGTTGGCCGTCACAGGGCAAAGCGTCGTGGTGTAGTTTGTGGTGTTGTAAATCACCAGCGAGCCAACAGCCGTCGAAGTTACGCCCTTGAGCAAGATGAACTCGCCCATGCCGTAGACAGGATCAAACCCCTTCACGATCTGGCCGGGAACGGCTGGAGGCGTTGGGATGGTGGTGGTAGAACCTGACGAGACTGACAATGCCGTCAGAACGCCGGTATCAATGACGTTGATGGGCAGGAAACCTGCTTCGTGGTCGGTAATAGTATATGCCATAGTATTTGCTCCTTTAAGCGATCAAAACGCCTTGGAACTGAGCGCCCGAGCAGGTCATATTACCAGCCCAGCCGATCAGTTTCACAATTGCGTCTTGGTTGACAGCTTGGCGCTCGCCACCGATTGGCACAAAGTTCCGATCCTTGTGAGGACGGAAGCAAATGTACTTAGTGTTCAAGAACCACATATGGTTGGCCGTTGCGTGTGCGCCAATACCACCGCCAAGCACAACGTCAGCAGACGTGCCGCCGCCGTAGAACTTGAGCGAAGCAAAACCGGAGCCTGCCTCGTTTTCAGAGGTCACGCGCTGGATGGCTTGCAGCGCATTGACGTACAGGCTGTAATAGTTGTTGTCAGCAACCAGCAAATCAGCCTTGTCATTACCGCGAACCAGTTGGAGCGCAAGAGCGGTCATGTACTGGGTGATGTTGGCTGCGGAAACTGATGCGCCGCCGTTGGTGTTGCCGCTGTACTTCTGCGACTGCCAGAAAGTCCACGTTGCGCGGTCAATACCACCGTAGGTTCCACTCGTCGGAGCATCAGGAACAGCAGCAGCCAGGCCGGTGATGTTCTTACCGCCGTTGCCCGTGCCATCCAAGTAGATGTCGGTGTCAATGCGGTTCATGAGCTGCGCTTCAGCAACACGAATGCGGCCTTCAAGCAAATCAATGATCTGCTCTTTGCCAGCGTTTTGCAGCATCTCCAGACCACTCATGGTCACGGCAGCGGCGTACTGGGTAATGGCAAACTGAGCAGCAGAAATCGGGCTGTTCGGTGCAATGTTCAGCACTTCGTAGCCGGAATAGCTGTTGGTGTTGTTTGTCGAGGTGTCGTTGTACATGATCTCTTCTAAGATCACGTTACCACCCGAGAATGGACGGACGTTGCCACGTTGCTTCAGACGCTGAAGCAGCGGGTTGTTTTGCATCACGTTATCAGCCAGCTCACCCGAACGAGATTGAATGGTGGTGGCAATGATATCGCTGATGGAGCTATTGGCGAAAGCCATGATAAGTTCCTTTCAATGAATCAAAATTAAACCCGCGAGGCAAGCTGGTTGTCGATTTGCTCGGCCAGCATATCCCGCAGACTCTTTTTGCCGTTTCCGCCGCTTGTCATCCCTGTTGGGGAGGAAGACCTTGGAGACACAGCCTTTGCCCTTGCTTGAGCGACCTTTTGTTGATTCTGTTCGGCTGCGGCTTTGGCTTGTTCTGCCTGTTGCTGCTGCCAAATGTCATCGTTCAATCGGATCGCCTTGTCGTAGGCACTTTGCAAGTCTTGCGCCACGCCTGATTGGAGGAGTCCAGCCATCGTTTCGCGTACTTGCTCAAAATAAGGTGCTTTCTGAGAGAAAACAGAAATGTCGTTTTGCAAAGCAGCGTTTTCTTGCTGCTCTCGTTGTTGTTCAAACTGGCTCCAGCGGTTTTCCATTTGCCCGAGCTTTTGGGCCAAATGAGAGAACTGCGGGTCAATGCCAGACTGCTGGCCTGTCAACGCCCCAAGCGGCACGCCGTAGTCGGTGGCCAACTGGGCAAACATCCGCAGCTTCTCATCGTCTGAGCCTTGGGCCAGCATACGGTGGGCATTGCCCAGGTTACTGATCCATTGCTTCGGGTCAATGTTGTTTTCCTGAAGCAGCGGCATAAACGGCTGCATGGCCTCATACAAAGGCGCGGCCTGATCCCAGTTCTGTTTGTAGGTGCTAACTCCCTTTGCGTACTCTTGCTCGCGCTGGGCAATGTAGTCTTGCAGGCTGGGGTCTAGCTTTGTCCAATGCTCATCGTAATCCTTCTTCCAAGAAGAAGGCCGAGGCTTGGTCGGGACGGGTGCGGGTTGCTCGTCTTGCGGTGGGGCGGCAAAGCGGCCAGCATCGTCGCGTGGAGCTGCTGCGGGGGCAGCGTCTTGTTCAACGGCAGGAGCAGGTTCATGCTCCTCGACAGCCGACTCGATGGCATCGCGCAAGGTAACCTGCGGTTCATCTATTTGCTCTTTCATCATGCAGACTTGTTGGTCAGCCATTGCGTTGGCGTGACGTGCAAATACTGAACCACCGATTGTGCCGTCTGGCTATAGGCAACATTGACGGTGCCAAGGCCGGTTGCGGGCACGGCAATTGCCTCGCCCGTAGAGCCGTAGACCTTGAGTACTGATGCCGAGCTGTTAAACAGCCAAACAGAATCGCCAACTTCGCCAACCAGACGAACGCCTTTGGTAGCGTCTGCGCCTGTCACAACGTGCATACTAGCCGTGATGGGTGCGGCGTTGTCTTGGGTAGAACCCAAAGCGACCAAACCGGCGTAACCGCCGCCCAGACCCCGAGCTTGACCAGCCGAGAAACCGGCCAACATTACTTCGCGTGAGAGTGCCATTTTGAAATCCTTTCAAAGGTTTGTTTATCTTAACCGATCATTGACAATTTCCGCAATCCGTCGTTTTAGAACGGCTGCGGGTTCCCGTTTGGGTTCGTTTTTGAGGTACTTGGTTTCGTTGCCAACTTCAATTAATCCGTGGCGCTTAAGATGCTCTCGATGCTGCGCCCTGCCGCCGACCATTTCGCCGGTGGCCATAGATTGGTAAGGTTGAATGTCGGTCATGACCATGTGCGCCTCTGGCGCAGGCCGTTGGTACTTGTCTTTGGGCACCATTTGGCCATCTACAAACACCCAAGAGCCACGCTTAATGCCGCCATCAAAGATGCGGTCAAAGTTGGCTGCAAATGCAGCGTCGTCGCCTGGGCGTCTGTTGTCACCTTTTCCACCGTCTGACATGGTTTGCCTCACATCAACAACAACAAAATGGATTCTTCATCGTCACGCTCGGCCTCAATTTCTGCGATGGCCTTGCGCGTTTGAACCAAGTCAGGCAGCAGATCCATAGGCGGCAGCATGACCTCACGCATTTGCGCGGCCATCTCGGCGGCTGGCAGCTCGGTGACAAGCTCTTCAACATCCTCATGCCTTTGTTTGCGCTTCTTCTTGCCTATGCCGCCCTTGCTACCCCAAAACGGGGGTGCTGGGGTAACAACAAGCGGCAAGCTGCTGATGGGCAGCGCCGCAATGGCATCAAAGCCCAGCATGAATTACTTCTTTTTGGCCGTCTTTGCGCTGGCCTTGAACGCCGCTGCCGTAGGTGCTGCCTTGCTGCCAGGCTTGTTCATTTTCTCGCCAGAGCCAGCGGCTATGCGCTCACGTTTGGCGTGGATGTTTGCGTACAAACCGGGTTTTGATTTGGTGTCCATTTGTAACTCCTTTACCAAGCTATAGATTCAACTTCTTCAACCGTCGTGGCGGCGTCTATCTGCGCCACCAGACCCGATTCTTTCTCGTAGAGCGGCAGCACCTGTGCAGCAATATCCAAGGCGATTTGCTCCAACTGGGCCAGCGTGTAGACCGAGTACACGCCATTCACGTCTTTGTAACCGCAAACGGCTGGCTGGCCTGCTGCCGCCGCCAGTTGCGTGACTTGGATGGCGATGCTCAGTTTGTTGTTGTCCGACTCTGTGCTGCCGAACGTACCCAGCGAGGTGGCCTTGTCGGCGTACATCTCAACGGATCTGGCAGAAGCAATCTCAGCCTTCTTCTTGGTCTTGGCCTTATCCAGATCGGATACGACGACGTCTGGCGTAACCGTGCCGCCAAACAACTTGCAGTTGGCATCAGCGACCAGCAAGGTTTCTGCCGTGGCAACAAGACCTGTGGTGATAGGCGTGAAAATCTGGACAGAGAAGCGGTCAACAGGTCGATCTTTGTCTGTGGCGCGGTCTGCGGTGAGGAATGACGACACCGTGGCAAACAAGTTGTCCTGCGCGTCAATGATGACCGAGTTAACTCTGTGATACTCATAGACGATGCCTTGAGCGTTGGTGAGTTGTTTGATGATTGCCATTATGTAATAAGTCCTAAAGAAACGAGCGCAGCGTGGATGCCTGCTGCGGTGACAGGAACTGCTGTGGGTTGTGCGACAGGCGTTGCGTTAAAAAAACCTATCTCCGTTGCGCTTGTGCCTGCGTTTTGAGTTACTTCAATCGCAGATGTGCCAAACGAACTATTCAATCGTATGGAACCGGGTGCTCCTGCTGAGGATGATAGGTAAAAAAATATGTCGCCATCCAAGTTTGCGGCGGTTCCTGCTGCTCCGTTGAAAAAAGTGTTAGAGCCACCATTACCTCCCGCGCCGCTACCGGAGCCGCCACCACCCGCAAAAAACAATGAGCCCCCGTCGCCGCCTGCAGCCCCGTTGCCTTGCCCACCAGTAAAATCAAAATTACCGCCACTAGATATACCAGCACCAGAACCTTGACCCGCTTGTCCTCGTACATCCCCTCCGTTTCCGTTGGGGTTGTTACCTCCTTCAAGGAATAGAACTGCGGCAGGGCCAGCTCGAACAGTTACATCACCGCCAAGACCGGAAGTAGGGCTACCTCCAAGAATGTTGATTGCACCGCCATCACCAGATGTCGTGCCACCAGCCCCTGCGGTAATGTTAATAGTCCCACCCGCTCCAGTAGTGCCAGCGTTGCCTGATGTAATAGACAATGCGCCACCACCACCAGCACCTGTAGGACGTCCATTACCCGAACGCAGCGTCAATGCCCCGCCAAAACTTGTCCCAGCAGTTCTGATGCTGTTTTGTGCAGCAATGACCAGAGTGCTTGGGTTCTGTGCGGTGCTTGGTGCGCGAGTGGTAAAGGTTGCCGTTCCTGTTGCTGGGCCAAGAGACAACGTATTGAGTGTGCTGCTGTAGGTCAAATTGGCGTTTGCGCCCAGCACCCCAGCGTTGTTAAACTGAATCTGGGTGTCTGCGCCAGCGGGGGTAATGACGGTTGCGTTGGTGAGTGCGGCAGAGTCAACAAGCCCAAGGCTGTTTAGGCTGGATACAACGCTATCAAGTACGGCTTGAGTGCCAGAGGCTGTGGGGGCTGGTTTGACTACGGGGGTTGCGTTAAAGAAACCGATTTGTAGCGCCCCTGCTGGTGTGGCTGTTTTGCAATGTATAAAATTGCTTCCGTATGAATCTTGGAAATAAAAATTTCCATCATCTGTTAAACCACCACCAAGATAAAAAAAGAAGTCTCCACCAATTCCAGTAGCAGCATACCCTGCGCCAGCACTAATTCCTCCGGAGAATCCTGAATTTCCTCCACTTACAATAAAAAGTGCTCCAGTATTAACAGATGATGAACCACTTTGAAATGCAATCTCACCCGCAGAGCCTGTTCCTGTTGAGAAACCAGCATTAAGAGTTATACCTCCACCATTCGAGTTTCCTGAGGCAGCATTTCTGGCCTCAAGTATTAAATCCCCTGCCGACCCTGACGTAGGCGCAAGCGGCTGAATTGTCATCCCAAGCGCGGATCCTGTGATGTTGCCGAAACTTACGGTGTTGGTTCCGGTGTTGTAGGTGAAATTGGCTGACCCGCCGAACGCGCCGCCGTTGTTGAACTGGACTGAAGTGGTCGGAGAGGCAGGAGTGGCAGCAGGTGGCGCAGCAAACGTGCCGTCTGCTCTGAGGAAATTGCTTGTGCCGCCGCCGCTTGCAGGAACGGTGCCTTGGTTGGTGCTGGTGAAGGTGTCAAGGAACTTGGCTGGCGCGGTACAAAAGACGTCTTGCGTGCCGCCGCTGAAGTTGGTCAGCGAGCCACCATTGCTTGAGGCCAGCACGGTCGTGCGTGCAAGCGTGTTGGCCGAGCCGTTGTAATCGCCCGTGCCAACCTCCCAGTTGGGGCCAGACTGATCGGCGATGCAATAGGCAACCGTCTGCGTGCCGGTGCCAAATGCCGTCAAAAATGATTGATAGCCGGTGCCTGTTGTGGCCAACGTCAGCGTAACGGTGCCCGTGCCGGTGATGCCCAGGCTTTGCTTAACTCGGTCAGCGTACAAGGCCATCAGGCAAGCCTTTCAATCTTGCCGTCTATGCCTCGCACAATGGTGCGTGGCTGACTTAGACGCTCCAGCGCAGCCTGAAAGCCTTGCATGGCCACAGCCATCGTTTGCTGTAAGTCGGTGGCGCCCGTTGTCCTGATGGCCTCTTGTTGGATCATCTGGTCTGATTGGATGGCATCGGCTTGAGACTTTTGCGCGGCAGCAATTTGAGCCACAACCACCTTGGTTTCGGCCTCAAGCTGGGCAATGCGCCACTTGAGATCAGCGTCGGCATCCATCTTGGCCTGCTCGATCATCTGGGTTGACTGAGCATCAACAGCCTTGAGCTGCGTCTCATGATCCATCCGAGCCATCTCAAGCTGCGCCTGATGTTGCTGGTCGGCCTGCTTGAACTGGGCCTCGGCTTGCAGCTTCATTTGATCGGACTGCGCCTGGGCTTGCATCTTGGCTTGATCCATCTGCATCTGGTGCTGCATCTTCAGATCCTCGGGATCGGGCGGGGGCGGTTGTTGAGGTTGCTGCTGTTGTTGTTCCAGTTGCTCCTTGAACTGCTGGGCAGTCTGGTCAATCTGGCCTTCCATGCTTTTGCCAATCTTGAAAGCACCGACGCCGAACTTGAGCATATCAAGCGACAGCGGCACGATCTGAGGCGCAACTTGGCTGGCCTGCACGGCTTTTTCAAGAAAACTTGAGACAGCGCCCAAAAACTCCATGCGATCCTGCTTTTCTTGATTCTCATCCATCATGATGAGCGAGTCGGTGCTGATCTCGATACGGAACGAGCGCATTGGCTCGTTGCGGAGCAGCTCCAGCGCCTGCGGCACCAGTTGCTGGTCGACAGGACTAAGCTGGTCAGCAGCAGACATCATCAAAATGGTCTGAGAGTCAAACAGTTGGCAAATGATTTGAGCCTTGAGCTGGATCATGTGCGTAGCGAACCGCGCTACGTCGTCTTGATAGCTCTTGAGACGAAGCGAGGCGTATTGGCCTTTGATCTGCTGGGCAGTTGCCGTCTCGCTGGCCACAGACTGACCACGCACAATGTCGCTGATGCCGGTGATGTCGTAAATTTGGCCCTTGACTTGCTCAAACGCTTGATACGCTTGAATCAGCGCCCCAGCAATAGGCGTCAAGTCAACCATGTCAATCGCGCCGGCCAAGCCTTTCTTTTCAGCAAAGGCCATCCAGTTCTTTACCGGAATCAGATCGTTGTTGTTGGCCTCGGTGAACAGACGGGCCAGCTCAGGCGATGCAGCGTCGTAAACGCCTTTGACCTGCAATGCCTTGACCAAACCATCAATGCGGTCGCTCAAGATGTCAAGCGAGTTGGCTTGGTCCTGGTACAACGCAAAGTCAGGAACGGGAACCAAACTTTCATTGGTGATCGTGCTGAACAACGGTTTAGGGCAGGGATAAAACCCTTCCAGCTTCAACGGGTCGTTTTGCTCATCCAAGAACTCGCCAAGCGACTTGGACATCCACACGGCCTTGCCGGTTTCTTTGTCCCACAGTTCAATAATCATTGCACGCTTGTCCACGCCTTCGCGGGAAGCGTTCTTCATTTCGCTAGGCTCAGAGTCCAACGGAATTTTCTTGGCCATTTCGTCACCGAAACGCTCGCGCAACATAGGGCGGGTCATGTAGACCTTGCGCCAGACGATGCAAGTTTCTTCCCATGTCCTTGCCACGTTGTGACCAAAGTCGCGCCAATGGACGTAATCGCACGGAGCGCATTCATAGTCCAGCATCTCATCGCTGGGCGACTCTTCGTCTTCGGTGATCTGCGCCTCGCCCTGCTTGAACTTGGGCTCGTACCGCACCCAGGCAACGCCTCGGCCAGGCAGGAAACGGTCGTACAGCGCAGCGGTCAACGTCTCGCGGTAATCGGAATAATGCGTGATCTCGTAGTCAAGCGCACGCTCAAGCAACAGCGAAGCAACCCGGCCCACTTGGTCGTTGTCGCGGAAACGGCGGCTAACGTCAGGCTTCGGCAAGCGGGCAAACGTCGCAGCTTTGAGCGTCTGGACGTTGCTCCACAGGATGTTGAACCGCGAGCCGCTGTCTTGGCTGTTGCGGGTGTCGTCCCGATACCGCTTCAGAATCTTCTTTGCTCGCGTCTCCCAGCTCGCAAACTCGCGGTCATACGCTGCGATGTGGTTCAGGTAATACTGAACCTCGGGCTTGACGGTATCTTCGTCGGCCATGATTAGGCTGAGAAGATGCCAAGTGCAAGCACTTCAACGCCTGCGCCGGTTGTGATCTTCCACGGCCCATTGCGGCTGATTGCGCCCATGGGAATGACGTACACGCCCAAGCCGCCGCCCACGTTGTTGGGCAAGATTGTGTGGCTGGTGGAGTCGTCCAAAATTCTGACACTACTGGTCGCAGCCGTTGAGACGGTGCAAATCAGTTTGTCAAGGTAATCGCCAATGGCTCCCGTGCCGCCCAGTACATAAGCCGTTTGGGAAACCGCAACGTGTTCGTATTGATAGCGATAAGGTGCGTTTACGCCTGCCATGTTTTGCTCCTAGATTCGGTTTGATCGCTTAGGTGTCTCGCGCCACAAAGTTTCAAGTGGGGCCAACTCAATGCGCGAATTATGCCCAACAACTGGAAAAATCGAGGGTTTTTCGGGTTCTTTTGGTTTGATCTCTTGCCAGGCAATGGCCATCATGCGGAATGCATCGGCGCAATGCGATGTGAAATCGTGCCGTGGCTTCTCGCGAAACATTTTCTTTTGGTCGTCCCACTCGCGTTGATACTGCTTGAGCAGCTCCACGCCCTCGCCGCAGCGTTCGCGGTCAAACCACACGCGCCGCATCATCACCCGCGCTGCCTGGATGCCGTCTTG